ACTCCTTGAAATAGGGGATCTCATCATGCGTGTGACACCTTTTTTATGCCGACTTCATCGCAGCGCTTTCCGCTACACAGGCCGGGTTACCGATAATGGTCGGCATAACCAAGACATCGGCGTAATGGACCTGCCAACCAGTGGCCTCGGTCATCTGCGGCAACGTGGCCCCCTCGGAGCGGCTGAGTAGCTCGATCAGCACAGCCTGTTTGGTGCCTTCGCGTGTTGTGCGTGGTGGCTGCGTGGTGATGCCGATCTCTTGCAGCCCTGTGGCTGTGGCCACATAAATCTCGGGCTCTGTAGCGCTGGCCTCAATCAGCTGCGCGTTACGCATGGCTGTGAGCACCTTGATGCGTGCACCACCCTTGAGGGTGTCGGGGAAGTCGGTCAGTTTCTTTTGAGGATGCTGCGCAGCGGCTTCAAGCAGCGCGCGTTGGGTGTCTGTGAGTTTCATTGTTTGCCTTTCGATGTTGTTGATGTGTTTTTTGCTGCTTCGATCCCTGCGGCGTAAGCAGCCTCCAGTGCGCTCTTGACGGCCCAGACCGAGACGTCGTGGAAGTCCAGGCGATCGCTGTGCTGTGTCTCCAGCGTTTCGATAAAGAAATGCTTCAGAGCGATCTGCTCTAGCAGCTTGTTCAGGTCCTTGTTTTGTTTCATTGGCTTGCTTCCTTTCGTTCATCCAATGTGATGGATTGACGCTCTGAATCAAGGTGAAGCCAAGTCAATTTTTGAAGCTGTCGCTTATTCCTTGAAAGACGATTGAGATGCCACGAAGTGCGCCCACTCCATGCCGATACCCAGGTTGTGCGCAGGTGCTCAACGTGCCTGGGTACTGCGCCAATCACCAGTCGAAGGTGCACCGTGAGTACGGGCGTGCGCGCAGAGGGTTTGATACAGAGCTGGGCTTTTATCAATCGGCCAGGTGGCGCAATACCCGTGCAGCGGTGTTACGGGATAACCCGCTTTGCTGCAGGTGCTATGGCAAGGGGCTGTTGCAACCGGCCAAGGTCGTTGACCACATCGTTCCAGTCAAAGAAGGCGGTGAACGCTTTGAGCGAGCGAACCTGCAGAGCCTGTGCGTGCCCTGTCACAACGCCAAGACCGCCTCAGAGACCGCGTCCTCGCGTCAGTGACCCCGTCCTGAGGGGGTAGGGGGGATGAATCTCTACAGACTGCCTTCGAAGATGCGTTGGCCTGCGCAAATTTTTGTGTGTGCAAATTGAACAAGGGGGGGTATCCCCTTTTTCAAAGACTCTGCGCAGCAAAGGCCGTGCATCAGATGAACATCAAACCAAGCGGGTGATTTATGGGCGGACGCAAGCCACTACCGACTCAAGTCAAGCAGATCAAGGGGACCTTGCAGCCATGCCGGACCAACTACCACGAGCCCATCCCAGAGGGCTTGCTGGTCGAGCCTCCGGACTACATGCCTGAGGGTGCCAAGGCTGCCTGGCGTTACGCGCTTGATTGTGCCCCGCCCACGCTGATCCGCAAGCTGGACATGTCCGTGCTGGAGATCTGGGCCTGTGCAGCAGATCTCTACCGGCAGGCTCAGGCGGGCATCGGCAAGACCGGGCTCCTGGTGAAGGCTCCCCACAGCGGCGTGCCCATGCAGTCGCCTTACCTGGCCATTGCGAACAAGCAGGCCCAGATCATGACCAAAGCTGCGATCGAGATGGGATTCACCCCGGCATCTCGCTCGCGCATCTCCATTCCAAACGAACGCCCGGGAGAGGAGCTCGATCTCTGGGAGGACATCGTGGGTTGACCCAAAGGGATACAGGATGAGCACATACGCCGCAAGCGCCAAACAATATGCTGAGCGCGTTGTCTCTCATGAGATACTGAACTGCGAGTGGGTCCAGAAAGCCTGCAAACGCCAGCTCGATGACCTGATCCGCTTCAAACGCAAGAGCAGCCTCTACCAGTTCAACCCGGAACTGCTGGACCGCTACGGCAGGCCCTACAGGCCAGCGGACAACCTGTGTGGCTTCATTGAGAGACTGCCCCACGTCAAAGGCCCACTGGCCAGCAAGATGATTATTCTGGAGCCCTGGCAGGTGTTCATCCTGTCGACGGTCTTCGGGTGGGTCAAATCAGATGGCAAGCGCCGCTTCAGGCGTTCCTACATCGAGGTGCCTCGGGGCAATGCCAAGTCCACCCTGTCCTCGGCAGTAGGTCTTTACATGCTGGCGGCCGACCGTGAGGGCGGCGCTGAGGTCTATTCGCTGGCCACCACAAGGGATCAGGCCCGCATCGTCTTTGGCGATGCACAGACCATGGCGCGCCTAAGCCCGGGTTTTCGGAACCGTTTTGCCGTGAATGTCGGGGCGCACAACATGCATGTGCTCCAAACCGGCTCCAAGTTCGAGGCGCTCTCGGCAGAAGGCTCCACGCTCGACGGCCTGAACATCCATTTCGGCTGTATCGACGAGTTGCACGCCCACAAGACCCGAACGGTCTACGACGTGGTGGAGACCGGTACCGGCAAGCGGGACAACTCATTGCTGTGGGTGATCACCACGGCTGGCAGCAACCGATCGGGCATCTGCTACGAGGTCCGAAGCTTTGTCACCAAGCTGCTCAACCGGGTGTTCGAAGACGACTCACAGTTCGGAATCATCTACGGGCTCGATGAAGGTGATGACTGGGCCGCCAAGGATTCGCTCATCAAAGCCAACCCCAACTGGGGCATCTCGGTGCGCGAGGAGATCCTGGTGCCACTTCAGGCCAAGGCCATGCAGTTGCCCAGCGCGGTCAACAACTTCAAAACCAAGCACCTCAACGAATGGGTGAGTGCAGACACGGCCTGGATGGACATGCGGTCCTGGGATGCCAGTGCCAATCCCGATCTTGAGCTCGATCAGTTCCTGGGCCAGCCCTGCTGGCTCGGTCTGGATCTGGCCAGCAAGACGGACATCGCGGCGCTCGTCATGGTGTTCGAGCACCCTGACACACCAGACGCATACGCGGTGTTTGGCAAGTACTACCTGCCTGAGGACACGGTCCAGGCGGCAGGCAACAGCCAATACGAGGGCTGGGCCCATACAGGACGCCTGTCGGTGACGCCGGGCAACGTCATCGATTTCAGCTGGATCGAAGCCGATTTGCTGGACATCTCGTCGCGGTTTTCAGTGCAAGCCGTGGCTTTTGACCCGTTCCAGGCCACGCAGTTGTCCACGCGGATGTTGTCCGAGGGCCTTCCCATGATCGAAGTGCGCCCCACGGTGCTGAACTTCAGCGAGCCGATGAAGACGCTCGAGGCCTTGGTCCTGCAAAAGAAACTCGTCCATGACGGTGACCCGGTCCTTGCCTGGATGGCGAGCAACGTGGTCGCCCACACGGACGTCAAAGACAACATCTATCCAAGGAAGGAAAGACCAGAAAACAAGATAGACGGCATCGTGGCACTGATCATGGCCCTCTCTCGGGCGATCAAACCGGGTGAATCGGTGGTGCTGGGATCCGACTACGAGTTGATGGTGCTCTGACGTCATGGGATTTTTTAACTTCTTTGACCGCTTCAGAGCTTCCACGAGTGATCGCTCACCCTGGGGAGACTTCTATTTCGAGCCGGTCTCGGCTCGAAGCATCTCTGGCATGCGTGTCTCGGCCGATTCGGCCATGCGCCTGGCGGCTGTCTACGCCTGCGTGCGCATCCTCTCGGAGACCATGGCGTCTCTCCCCCTGGTGGTCTATCGACCCCGCAAGGACGGCGGCAAGGACCGGGTGACGGACCACTGGCTTTACCAGTTGCTGGGCAAACGCCCCAACCGTTACCAGAACCCATTCGAGTGGCGCGAAATGCTACAGGGGCATCTGGCTCTGAGGGGAAACGCGTTCTGCCAGATCCTGGCCAACAGCCGGGGGGAGATCACCGAGCTGATCCCTATTCACCCCGACCGGGTGAGGATGGAGTTGCTCCCCTCGGGCGACTATCGCTACCGCATCCGGGATCAGGCGGGCTCGGAAATCGTCCTTCCTCGTGGGGAAGTCTGGCATCTGAGGGGTCTGTCCTCGGATGGGCTGATTGGCCTGAGCCCTATTGAGCTCTCGCGAGAAAGCCTGGGCATGGCCCTGGCTGCTCAGGACTATGGGGCTCGGTTCTTCTCCAACGATGCCAAACCCACGGGGGGCTGGATCGAGTTTCCAGGCACCTTCAAGGACCCGGAAGCAAAGAGGGTGTTTCGGGAGTCCTACCAGGCGGCGCAGTCTGGCTCGAACCGGGGCAAGGTCCTGGTGCTTGAGAACGGCATGAAGTTCCATGAGGTGGGCGTCACAAACAAGGACGCCCAGTTCCTGGAGCTGCGCAAGTTCCAGATCACAGACATCGCCCGATTGTTCAGAGTGCCGCCACACATGATTGCGGACCTGGACCGGGCAACGTTTTCCAACATCGAGCAGCAAAGCCTGGAATTCGTCATGCACACCATGACGCCCTGGGCGGAGCGCTGGGAGGCCTCCATCGAAGCTGATCTGCTCCCCGATGGTGACGCCCTGGAGATCGAGTTTGACTTTGCCAACCTCATGCGAGGGGATGCGGCCAGCCGCTCGGCTTATTACCAAAGCGGCATCCAGAACGGCTGGCTCACCCGCAACGAGGCCCGCATCTCGGAAAACCTCAACCCGATCGCAGGGCTCGATCAACCGCTGCGGCCGCTGAACATGGTCGAAGAGGATGACGCTGAGGACGCTGTGGACGCGCAAATCGAATCTCAGGATTCCGACACCGATGCCAGTCCTGAACCAGACCAGCAGTTGAGCTTGCGCCTGCGAAAGCTGGTCGAGTCCAACGCCCAGAGACTGGCCCGTCGCATCTGCAAAAAAGGCGCTCTGGGCTCCAACGAAATCAACCTGATCGCCCAGACCTTCAGCCTACCTCCATCGGTCGTGCAGGACTGGGCGCAGGGCGCTCCATCACTCGAGGATGAACCGGCGCTGTCCCGGTCCCTCATTCAATTGGGAATACACAAATGAACAGACAACTCCTGCTCTCCGAATTTTTGACCACCCCGTGGGCCCTGATGCCCGAGCGGCTGCAGGCCATGGCCGGGGTCTTGACGCGCTGGTCTGCGGGCGAGCCTCCAACCGATGAAACCATGTTCCAGATCCAGTCGGAGCGGGTGCTGCGCGATACCCGCAAACAGATGGCAGCTGCCAATGCGGGCTCTGGCATTGCCGTGCTGCCTCTGTATGGCGTGGTCACACAGCGGGGCAACATGGTCGATGACATCTCCGGCCCCGGCAGCACCAGCACCCAGCAATTCACCTCGGCCTTGCGCCAGGTCCTGGCCGACGACACGGTGGGCCAGATTCTGATCGACATCGACAGCCCTGGCGGTAGCGTTTATGGCGTGGCCGAACTGGCCTCGGAGATCGTCAAGGCCCGGGCCCAGAAACCCGTGGTGGCCGTGGCCAACAGCTTGGCAGCCTCGGCGGCTTACTGGATTGGCTGCGCTGCCAGTGAGTTCTATGTCACCCCTGGTGGTGAGGTCGGCTCCATTGGCGTGTGGCAGGCGCACTTTGACTATTCCAAAGCGCTAGAAGAAGAGGGCGTCAAAACCACCCTGGTCTCGGCTGGCAAGTTCAAGGTCGAGGGCAACCCCTATGTGCCGCTGGACCCGGAGGCCCTGGCCTTCATGCAGTCCCGTGTGGACGACTACTACAACGCCTTCATCCAGGCTGTGGCTGTCGGCCGGGGCGTGTCGGTCGACGATGTCCGAAACGGCATGGGCGAAGGCCGGGTGCTTGGAGCTGATGCTGCCCTGGCGCAGCGCATGGTCGATGGCATCGCATCCTTTGACGATGTTCTGGCCCGCATGCAGGCCAAGGTCACAGGCAATGCCGCTCGTAGCCAGCCTCAGAAAAGCCATTCCCGACTGAAACAAGCCCGGGACGCTCTCGCACTGGTTTGATGCTGGGCTGATTCAACCCTTTCCCTTGCAGCCCTCCGTTGAGGGCTGCGCCCCCCTGCGACCCGTTGGTCGTGATCCCTGTCGCCGCCTTGAGTCATTTCGATCAGGCGACTTTTTCATTTCTGGAGATAAACCAATGAGCAAGCAATTGCGTGAGCTTCAAGCTCGCAAAGCCACCCTGGTCAAGGACGCACGCGCCCTGACCGATATTGCTGCCGCTGAGCAGCGCGACATGAATGACGAAGAAGTCGCAGCCTTCGAAGCCCTCAAGGCCAAGATCGAAGCAACTTCAGCCGCCATCGATCGAGAAGCTGCCCTGATTGCCGAGGAGGCTCAAATGAACCGCCTCTCCCAACTGACCACGGCTTCTGTGATCTCCGTGATTGATAACCGTGACAGTGACCCCATGCACGGTTTTAAAACCGTCGGTGAGTTTATGCAGGCGGTTTACCAAGCAGAAAAGCCGGGAAAGAGTCTGGATGAGCGCCTTCTTATCGGTAGTGCCCGCTTGGCGGTCTCTCCTGGGTCTTATGCAAGTGAATCTGCGGGTCAGGACGGTGGATTTTTGGTGCCGCCACAGTTTTCTCAGGAGATCTTCAAACTTTCCTTAGGGGAGGACTCGCTGCTGCCAATGACCGATAACGTTGAAATCACTGGTAACAGCATGGCGTTTCCAAAAGATGAGACAACTCCCTGGGGCACCAATGGCATTCGAGCCTATTGGCAAGGAGAAGCTTCTGCCGCATTGGCGAATAAGCCGGTACTGGGACTCTCCACACTACGTCTTAAAAAACTCATGTCGTTAGTTCCTACTACCGACGAGCTACTTGACGATGCCAACGCATTAACCAATTACCTGCCCGCCAAAGTTGCAGAGTCTATTCGCTGGAAAACCAACGAATCAATCCTCTTTGGTACTGGTAATGGTGTACCAATTGGGGCGATGACTTGTGGGGCTACTGTGACCGTGGCCAAGGAGTCGGGGCAAGCAACTCAGACAGTTTTGCCTCAGAACCTTGCCAAGATGATCGCACGATTGCCCTCGGGAAGCTTTGCCAAGGCGGTTTGGATCGTGAATAACGATGTCTTGCCAGCGCTTTTCACATTGACCCTTGGCAACTACCCAATCTACCTGCCTACGGGCCTGGGTATTGGCGGAATACAAGTGTCCCCGTTTGGCACTCTGTTGGGCCGGCCGGTCTACGTTTCGCAGCACGCCAACTCGTTTTCGGGGCAGGGCGACATCCTCCTGGTGGATCTGAACTATTACCAGACCATCACTAAGGCAGGTGGTGTGCAAACAGCCACTTCCATGCACCTGTACTTTGATTCGGACCTCACGGCGTTTCGAACAACATTTCGTATGGATGGTCAATCGAAGATTTCCAATGCGATCAACCCAGCCAAAGGCAGTACGACCATGTCGCCCTTTATCCAACTGGGCGCACGCTGATCAGGCGCCTGACCATCAAGGAGAAATCACATGTTTCCCAATGCAAAAGGCAGCGAGCTGTTCTCGGTTCTGGCCACCATCGACCCGGCCAGTCAGGCCGTCGGCATCACCTCTACCAGCTGGATCTCGGCCGGTAACCACCACAATCTGCTGGCGCTCATCCAAAGCGGCGTTCTAGGCACGGGGGCTACTCTAGACGCCAAGTTCCAGCAGGCCCAGGATGCCTCGGGCACCGGTGCCAAGGACCTGACGGGCAAGGCCATCTCGCAGCTCACCCAGGCTGCAAGTGGCTCGGCCAAGCAAGCGCTGATCAATCTGCGCCCGGATGACCTGGATGTGACCAACGGCTATGCCTTCGTGCGCCTGTCGGTGACCGTGGGTGTTGCCGCCAGTCTGACGGCTGCCCAGGTGCTTGGCGTCAATCCCCGGTTTGCGCCGGGCGACGCCAATAACCAGACCGCTGTGGTCCAGGTGGTCTAAGGCATCGGGGAGAGCAATGCATGCCTATGCAGTTGATCACCCCGCCTGCAGGAGAGCCGGTTTCGCTTGCCGAAGCCAAGCTCCACCTGCGGGTGGATTTCGATGACGACGACAGCCTGATCAAGGTCCTGATCTCGGCGGCTCGCCAGGCGGCCGAGACGTTGACCAATCGGCAACTTGTCACGGCGCGCTGGCGGATGGTGCTCGACAGCTTTCCTGGACCGAGCCTCATGGGCGTGCCCGCAGGGCAGGTGTTCACGCTGCCCGGGCACGCTGTTTTGCTGCCCAAATCGCCCGTGCAGTCGGTGGTGGAAATCCGCTATCTGGACATGGCGGGTGCCTGGCAGGTCATGCCAGCAGCGAACTACACCGTTGACAGTGCCTGCGAGCCTGCCCGCATCACCCCCGTGTTCGGGCAGATCTGGCCGATTGCCTTGCCTCAGATCGGGGCCGTGAGCGTGATCTTTGATGCAGGGTACGGCAATGCTTCGGTAGTGCCCGAAGGCATCAAGACTTGGATCAAGCTGCGCCTGGGCTCTCTGTACGTCCACCGCGAGGAGGTGGCATCGATGACGCGAGGGCGTATTGACCCCTTGCCCTTCATTGATGGCCTCCTCGATCCCTACAAGGTACCTTTGATATGAGGCCTCTATGAACCCGATCGGAGCCGGAACGCTGGGCCGCCGCATCAAGATTCAGCGCCCCAGCACCATTAAAGACAGCCTTGGTGCACCCAGCCGCACATGGATAGACGTGGCCACCGTGTGGGCAGACATCCAGCCTTTGTCCGGGCGAGAAGCTGTGATCGCCAGCCGCATCTCGGCCGAACTCACGCACCAGATCACGGTGCGTTACCAGAGCATTTTTGACAACCCTCAGCTAGTGGCCCAGTACAGGGTGCTCTACAAGTCGCGGATCTTCAACATCCATTCGGCCCTGAACGAGGACGAGAAACGCGTCCTGGTCATCCTGCTGGCCAGCGAAGGTCTGGACGATGGCTAAGCATGAACGCTTCAAGGTGGAGGGCTTGGCTGAATTGGCCAAAGCCCTGCGCGAGTTGCCTGACCGGGTGGCCAAAAACGGCCTGCGCGTCTCTGTTTATGCCGGAGCCAAAGTTATCCGCGATGAAGCCCGCATGCGTGCGCCCAAAGCGGCCGAAGTCCTGGGACCGAATCAGCCGCCACCAGGAACGCTCAAGCGCTCGGTGATCATGAAACAGATCCCTGAGCTCTCCAGTCTTACGCGCCAGACCTTCTTTGTGACGGTGCGACACGGCAAGAAGTATCGCAAGCAGGGCAAGAAGGGCAACCTCTCGCAGGATGCCTGGTACTGGCGTTTCGTGGAGTTTGGCACCCGAAAAATGCGCGCGCGGCCATTCCTGAGGCCTGCCCTGGAAGCCAAGCGGCGTGAAGCGGTGCAGGCCATGAAGGACCGGTTGAGTGAGCGCATCGAGCTGGAAGCCAAGAACCTTTACAGAGGTCAGCAAAGGAAGTAGCCGTGCAGGATTTCTTTGACGCCATCAAGGATCTGGCCGGGGGGGAGGTCTACGCGCTTGTCGTTGCAGAAAACACCCAGTACCCGGCCATCGTCTACACGCCCATCGTGCAGGAGCACATCTTTGGCATCGATGGACCGCACGGCCTGCAGCGCGTGCGCGTGCAGGTCGACACCTACGCCAGAACGTACCAGGAGGCCTTGCACCTGCAAGACCAGGTCCTGACTGCGCTGCTGGCAGACAAGAGCACCGTCGCCGATGTGCGTATGGGGCTCAGTGAATTTGAAGATCAGGCCCGGCTGTACCGGGTGAGCGTGGACTACACCTACCACCGGCCGGTGGGTTCACCGTGAAACAAGGAGCATCTGCATGAGCAGCACCGCAATCACCGCGCAGGGCATTGCCATTGCACGGTTTGGGACCACCGCCTTTGAAACCATCCCCAACGTGGTCTCGTTTCAAGGCCCTGGCGGGCAAGCCGCCGTGATCGACGTGACCAATCTGGCGTCCACCGCCAGGGAAAAGCGCGTGGGTCTGCGCGACGAGGGGCAGTTGTCCCTGACCCTGCACTACAACCCCGACGATCTGGTGCATCAGGGCCTGAGAACCGACCGGGCCAACCGGGTTCGTCGCCAGTTCAAGATCACTTTTACCGACACCAACCCTGCCACCTGGACCTTCTACGGCTATGTCACGCACTTCAGCGTGCAAGGCGGTGTAGATGCGGTCGTGCAGGCCTCCGTGACCATAGAGATCGATGGCGACATCACCGAAGCTTAAAGAGAGACACACCCATGTTGACCCGTGAACAAATCCTGCAGAGCGATGATCTGCCTCGTGAAACTGTCCAAGTCCCGGAGTGGGGCGGGGAGGTGCAGGTGCGCACCATGACCGGTACCGACCGTGATGCCTTTGAGGCCAGCTTGATTGGCAAGGAAGGCCGTCTTGAGAACGTGCGTGCCCGCCTGGTCTCGCTCACCTTGTGCGACGAGACGGGGAGCCGTCTTTTCAGCGATGGTGACATCACGTCGCTCGGAGGCAAGAGCGCCAAGGCACTGGACCGAGTGTTTGCCGTGTCCCAGCGCCTGAACGGCATCGGCGCTGATCAGGTGGACGCCGCAAAAAACGCCTGATCGCCCATCCTTCGCGGCGCTTTGTGTTACGGCTGGCGCTGGCTTTGGGCCAGCCGGTGCGCGAGATGCTCGCATCGATGGGATCGGACGAGCTGACCGAGTGGATGGCGTACTACCAGCTCGAGCCCTTTGGGGACTATCGGGCCGATTACAGGTCCGGTGTGGTGGCCTCCACCTTTGCCAATGCCCACCGGGCCAAGGATGCGGAGCCTTTTCGGCCAGAGGACTTCATGCCATTCCTCGAAAAACCGCAATCCACCCAACCTCAAGACGAAGCACAACTCAATGTGGCCCGGTTCAAGGCCATGTTCGCGCACAAGGTAGGCAAGCAACATGGCTGATATCGGCTCCCTCGTGGTCAAACTCGCAGCGGAAACGGCCGATTTCCGCGAAGACCTGGGCAAAAGTGCGCTGCTTTTGGAACGCCACGCCGAATCCATGCGTGGCTCCCTCGAAAAAGTGGCCGAAGTCGCCAAAACCACCTTTGCCATCGCCATTGGCGTGGAATCGGTGGGGGCTCTCAAGGAGTTGGTGGCCCATACGCTGGAAACGGTGGCCGCCCTGCAGGATCTGGCCGAGCAGACCGGGGCAAGTGCCACGGCACTGTCCGGCTTTGCACCGGTGGCCACCATTTCTGGCGTGGCGATGGAGCAGATTGGCGTAGGACTGACCAAGCTCTCCAAAGGCCTGGCCGGGGTGGACGATGAGACCAAAGGGGCTTCGCAAGCTCTGCAGTTTCTGGGCATCAAGGCCAAGGATGCGGGTGGAAACCTGCGCGATCCGGCTGAGGTCATGAACGACATAGCCTTGAAACTGTCTAATTTCGAGGACGGGGCAGGCAAGACGGCCATTGCGCTTGAACTGTTCGGCAAATCTGGGGCGGGGCTGCTGCCCTTCCTCAAGGACCTGGCGGCCAACCAGGACCTGAACATCCGGCTCACTGAAGCAGAGATCGAATCTGCCGAGAAAGCCTCGAAGGCACTGGGCCGCATGCGGGCCGAGCACAACTTCGTCGCCCAGACCATTGTCACGGCCGCGCTTCCTGCCCTTGAAGAGCTGGTGGGTGAGCTCAAGGCGGTGATGCTGGGCACGCACAACACGGCTGAGGCCATGGTCAAACTGCGAGACGATGGCACGCTCAAGACCTGGGCGCAGGACACAGCGTATGGCATTGCCATCGTGATCGATGCGCTGCGAGGTGTGATCCAGATGGCCAAGGCGGTCATGGGCAGCTTCGAGGCGGTCTGGGCAGACATCGAATTGCTCGGCACTTTCCTCGCCGGTGGCAAGGGACTGAACCCGTTTTCCGAGGAGAACCAGGCCACCCTCAAGACCGCATTGGAAAAGCGCAATGCGATCGTTGAGAAGGCCAATCAGACCTACGTTGACCTCTGGAAGATGCCGCTCCTGGCCGATGCGGTCAAGGAGCGCTTTAACGCCAGCAACCGTGGCGAGACCGAAGCCGCAGGAGAAGCAGCCAAGCCCAAGCTGAACTACAACTCGGCCACTGGTGCGCTCACCGCTGCGGCCATGGCCAAGATCGAGAGCGACATCAAGCAGCTGCAGGGGTTGACCGATGTGGAAACCGGCCTTCTGAAGGACCGACAAAAGATCATCGACCTCTACGAGGGGCAGGGTTACATCAGCTACAAGGAGGCCAGTGAGGCCCGTCTGAACGCCCAGCAGGAATTCACGGACCGCCTGGGCGAGTTGTATGCGCAGGAAGAGTCCATCTTGAAGCGTGGCCTGGCCACCGTGGCCAAGACAGCCCAGGACAAATTGAAGCTCCAGGACAGGCTCTCGGAAATCACCCTGCGCCGAGAAAAGCTCGAGCGTGAAGCCCAGCAGTCCAATCTCGAGCGCGAGATCAAGCTGCCGGGTGAAACGCTCAAGGACCTGCAGGAGCAGGTGGCCAGAAGCCAGGGGCAGCTTCGATCGACCGAAGAGCAGATCAAGGTCCTACGTGAGACCGGATCGATCAGCGAGATCGATGCGCTCAGGCGACTGTCCGCTGCCAGGCGCTCCAGCGCCGACGAGTTGGCGGATTTCGCTGCCAAGGCCAGAGAGCTGGTGGAGGCCACGCCTGGCAATGACAAGTTGGCCGAATCGTTTCGGCGAATCGAGGAGGCTGCCCGTCAGGCAGCCGATGGGGCGACCTTGCTGGGGCAACGGGCCCTTGAGTTGTCAGACCCCGGCGCAGGGTTCTCCAAGGCGCTGCGCACCCTGGGTGAAGAAACCGAGCAGGTGGGTAAGCAGATGGAGGCGGTGACCACCAAGGCCTTCAATGGGATGACCGATGCGCTCACCAACTTTGTGATGACGGGCAAGCTCGACTTCAGGTCGCTGGCCACCTCCATCATCTCTGACCTGATCCGCATTCAGATACAGCGAGCCATCACGCTGCCCATGGCCAAGGCGCTGGGCAGCATGTTCGGGTTTGCCGATGGCGGAATCATGACCTCATCGGGCCCCTTGCCTTTGCGGGCCTACGCCAGTGGCGGTGTGGCCACCACGCCTCAGTTGGCGGTCTTTGGCGAGGGTTCCATGGCCGAGGCCTATGTGCCGCTCCCAGATGGTCGCTCGATCCCCGTCACGATGAACCAGTCCTCGTCAGGGGGCGGCGATGTGTTCAACATCTCGGTCAACGTAGCAGAGGGTGGGGTGACCAGCAGCGCAGGGCAGGGCAAAGACCTGGGGCGGGCGATTTCCAGCGCGGTTCGCCAGGAGCTGCTCAACCAAAAGCGGGCCGGTGGTCTGTTGGACCCTCGTCGGCAGTGATGTATTGAAGGATTCTCATGGCGACATTCACATGGATCGCTTCGATTGGGGCCTCCCTCACCGTCAAACCCAATGTCCGCAAGGTCTCCTTTGGGGACGGGTACGAGCAGCGCCTTGCCTACGGCATCAACACCCAGCCTGAGGTCTGGTCGCTCGAATTTCGGGGCAAATCAACAGCCGAGGCGGCTGCCATCGACAACTTCCTGCGTGCCCGTGGGGCGGTTCAGTCATTCGACTGGACCACCCCGAGTGGCATTGCGGGGAAATTTCTGTGCGAAGAATGGAGTCGCACGGTGGAAGAACCCAATCTGGAAAACATCCGTGCCACGTTCAGGCAGGTGTTTGATCTCTCATGACAGCTCAAGCCATCACCACAGAAATCCAAAAGCTCTCCCCGAGTGCAGTCATCGAGCTCTTCGTGATGGACCTGACCCTCTTCAATGAAGGGGTGGTTCGATTTCATGCGGGCACCAACGAGTTGCGCCGTCAGGTGGTCTGGCAAGGCAATACCTATGAGCCGTTTCCCATTCAGGCTGAAGGCTTTGAGTTCAACGGCAACGGGCAGGTGCCGCGTCCCAAACTCAAGGTGGCCAATGTCACGGGCAGCATCACTGCGCTGATCCTCTCCTACCAGGACCTGGTGGGGGCTCGGGTCACGCGAAAGCGCACGCTGCTCAAGTACCTTGATGCCGTGAATTTCGGGACCGGTACCAACCCGACCGCAGATCCGACGGCCGAGTTTGCCGACGATGTGTATTTCATTGATCGAAAGTCACGAGAGACCCGGGATGTGGTCGAGTTCGAATTGGCAGCCTCTTTCGATCTCGAAGGAGTTTCCTTGCCCAGACGGCAGATTGTTCAGAACGTCTGCCCCTGGAGCTACCGGGGCTCGGAGTGCGGCTATACCGGGACGGCCTATTTCAATGCCAACGACGAGACGGTAACTGGCCGAACGCAGGATGTCTGCGGCAAACGGCTGGTGTCCTGTCAGAAGCGCTTTGGCTCGAATGCCGAGTTGCCCTTTGGCGGGTTCCCGGCGGCGGGGTTGATCCGATGATGAATCTCGCAAATCAAGCGCTGGCGCTGGCCCACGCTGCAGATGAATTTCCACGGGAAGCCTGCGGGCTGTTGATCGTGCAAAAGGGCCGTGAGACCTATATCCCATGCCGCAACATCGGCGTGGGTACCGACCAATTCGTGATCCACCCCGAGGACTATGTCCGGGCCGATCGGCTTGGAGAGATCGTGGGGGTGTTCCATTCCCATCCGAATCTGCCCGCTGAGCCCAGCCAGGCCGACAAAGTGGCCTGCGAAGCTTCCGGCTTGCCCTGGTTCATTCTGTCCTACCCCTCTGGGCAGTGGCACGAGACGCAGCCATCTGGTTACATGGCTCCCCTGGTCGGTCGGGCATGGGCCCACGGAGTGCTTGATTGCTACTCGGTGATCCGTGACTGGTATCGGGCAGAGCGTGGCATTGACCTGCCGAACTTTGACCGCTTTGACGAATGGTGGAAGCGCGGCCAGAACTTGTACCTCGATAACTTCGGCTCGGCGGGCTTTGAGGCGCTGGGAGCCGTTCAATCCCAGGACATGGAAGTTGGCGATGTGCTCCTGATGCAGGTGGCTTCGCCCGTTCCCAACCATGCTGCCATCTACCTGGGCGATGGCCTGATCCTTCATCATCTGCAGGGCAGGCTCTCCAGCAGGGACGTATATGGCGGCTACTGGCAAAAGATCACGACGCACATCTTGAGACATCGCACAGAAATAACCCAACCTCCATGACCACCATCATCCTTCTCGGCGAGCTGGGTAAGCGCTTCGGGCGCAGGCACAAGATGGCTGTGGCCACTGCTGCGGAAGCGGTGCGTGCCCTGTGCGCGAACTTTCCCACTTTCGAGCGAGAGCTTGTCGCCTCAGGTGAGAGAGGTGTGGGCTACCGGGTGCTGGCCGGACGGGACGCCTTGAATCTTGAGCGGCTGCATGAGCCCACAGGGCAGCAGCACATCACGATCACACCCGTGATCTCGGGTGCTGGGGGCAATGGCCTGGGCCAGATCCTTTTGGGGGCGGCTCTGATCGCTGTGTCCTGGTGGAACCCGATGGGCTGGGCTGCGGCAGGTTCGTTTCTCTCGCAGGCCACGCTCTATTCGGTGGGTACTTCCATGATTTTGGGAGGCGTGGCCCAGATGATTGCTCCGACAGCCAAGTCTTCTGACCCTTCCGAGCGACCAGAAAACCAGCCGAGCTATGTTTTCAACGGCGCTGTGAACACCACGGCCCAGGGGCATCCCGTGCCTGTGGGTTATGGGCGGCTGATTGTGGGGTCTGCCGTGATCAGCGCAGGCATTGATGTGGATGAGATCGCTGTATGAGCACCCAGAGCACTTCTCTGATCATTGGCGCAGGTGGTGGCAAAAGTGGGGGCGGCAGTGCTCGCGTGGCTCAGGAAGCGCCCGACAGCCTGCGCTCCAAGGCTTATGCCCGGGTGGTTGACCTCGTCTGCGAGGGCGAGATCGAGGGCTTGGCCGCTGGCCTGCAATCCGTTTACCTGGACGACACGCCCATCCAGAATTCGGATGGCTCGTACAACTTCACTGGGGTGACGCTGGAGGTGCGCACAGGCACCCAGCAGCAAAGCTACATCCCTGGTTTTTCCTCTGTGGAAAACGAGGTCTCGGTCGGGGTGGAGTGCAAATTCGGCCAGCCCGTGGTGCGCTCCATCACCGACCCGGATGTGGACGCTGTGCGCATCAAGGTCAGCATCCCGACGCTGACGCTGCAGGACACGACCAATGGTGATCTGAACGGTACTTCGGTCAGCTATGCGATCGATGTGCAGGCCCGGGGAGCCGGTTATGTGCAGATCTTGCAAGACACGGTTTCTGGAAAGACCACATCACGCTATCAGCGAAGCTACTACGTTCCCCTTTCTGGAAATGGCCCCTGGGATGTGCGCCTGCGCCGCGTCACGGCAGACTCGACGCAGACCAGCCTGCAAAACAAAACCTTCCTCGAGTCCTACACCGAGGTGATCGAGAGCAAGCTGCGGTATCCCAACAGTGCCTTGATGGCACTTCGGGTCGATGCCTCACAGTTCACCTCGATCCCTAGACGCAGCTATGACTTGAAGCTCCTTCGGGTTCGGATTCCTTCGAACTACTTTCCTGAGACCCGCTCCTATGCTGGTGTCTGGGATGGCAGCTTCAAGGTTGCCTGGACGGACAACCCGGCATGGTGCTTCTATGACCTGGTGACCAATACCCGCTACGGTCTTGGCAACTATATACCTGAGTCGCAGGTCGACAAGTGGGCGCTGTACCGGGTGGCCAAGTACTGTGACGAGTTGGTGCCCAACGGGCTGGGTGGCTATGAGCCACGCTTTACCTGCAACCTGTACCTGCAGACCCGGGAGCAGGCCTACAAGGTGGTGCAGGACATGGCCTCGGTGTTTCGGGGCATGGCTTACTGGTCGGGTGGTGCCATCACGGTCACGCAGGATGCGCCGCAGGATCCGGTTTACCAGTTCACCGCTGCCAATGTCGTCGATGGCGAGTTCGCCTATCAGGGGTCCTCTGCCAAGGCTCGGCACACGGTGGCCCTGGTCAGCTGGGTGGATCCGGAGGATTTCTACCGACAGAAGGTGGAATACGTCGAAGACCTTGCAGGCATCGTCCGCTACGGGGTGGTGCAGGCCGATGTGGTGGCCATGGGGTGTACCTCTCGTGGCCAGGCCAACCGGGTGGGAAAATGGCTGCTGTATTCCGAGCAGTCTGAGTCGGAGATCATCACTTTCCGTACCGGACTTGAGGGTGCTGTGGTTCGGCCGGGCGATGTGGCCAAGGTGGCCGATGCCAGCAGAGGTGGCATGCGACTGGGTGGGCGGATTGCTGCGGCCACCACCGTCAGCGTCACGCTCGATCAGGACCTGCCCGCAGGATCCTGGCGGATCTCCGTGGTGCTGCCCACCGGTGTCGTTGAAGAGCGGCAAGTGGGCTCGCTGTCCGGCCGAACTGTGGGAGTGACCAGCGCGTTTTCGATGGCCCCCCAAGTGGGCGCGATTTGGGTGCTGTCTTCCACGCTGGTGGAGGCTCAGCACTTTCGGGTGGTGCAAGTTGCTGAAAGCGAACCCGGCATCCACGAAATCACGGCGCTGGCGCACAACCCCAACAAGTACGTAGCCATTGAGCAGGGCTTGGCCTTGCAGCCTCGTGCCATCACGGTGCTCTCGACCACGCCAGCGGCCCCGACAGGGCTGACCGTGACCGAGAGCCTTTACCGGGTCAAGGATCAGGCGCTGGTGCTGATCCAGCTCGGCTGGGAGCAGGTCTTTGGGGCACTGGAGTACCAGCTCACCTACCGCGTCAACGGCGGCAACACCGTCACACTGCCCAAAGTCTCCAGCACCTATCTGGAGATCCGAAACGCTGAGGCCGGTGACTATGTCTTCACGGTCCGAGCTGTGGGGGTATCGGGCAAGCTGGGTAACTCCGCAAGCCTGAGCCAGAGCATTCTGGGCAAGCTCCAGCCGCCAGATGATGTGCAAGACTTTATGGTGCTGCGCCGCACGACCGATCTGCTCCTGAGCTGGAGTGCCAACACCGATGCCGACCTCTCGGGGTATGAGGTGAGGGTGGGCACAGGGTGGGATTCGGGTGTGCTGGTGGGGCAGACGGCGGGCACGCAGTTGGTGCACGACCAAAGCGAGTCGGGTCAGTACAACTATCACATCCGTGCCTTTGACACTTCCGGAAAGTACAGCCAACACGTCACCACCTTCCAGCTCACCTTGCTCGCTCCCTCATCGGTGCGGCAATTCGATGTGGTGCAGTCAGCCAATCGACTGGAGTTTCGTTGGCTGCCAAATCCCGAGCCGGAGGTTGTGGCTTATGAGTTGCGGGAAGGGGGTGCCTGGGACACCTCGATCTTCATCGCCGAGGTCAAGTCCAGCAGTTTCACGCTGCCCTCGGGCTTTGATGGGGAGCGCAAGTTCTGGATCAAGGCGATCGCATCGCCCGGCATTTACTCGGAAGAAGCCACCTTCGTCTCCACCGTGGTGGCGCAGCCTCAGAACGCGAACCTACTGGTGACAGTGGATGCGCAGGCGACCCGGTTCCCCGGCGTGAAGCATTTCGCTTCGGTCGAATCAGTCAACAGCCTGGATGTGCTGCGCATGGACAGCGGGGTGACCCAGTCCGAGTACCTGTTTGAGGTGAATTTGCCCACCAGTTACCGGGCACAAAACACCTTGCTGGCCAGCATCGGTGCGACTCTGGACGACCGCGAGACCTGGACCTCTGCCAATTACGCCTGGATCAGCTCGGCTGCCAAGCGGCAATGGACCTATGACGGTGCACTCAAAAGCATCGAAGCGAGGTTTCAGATGGCCCGTGAGGATGCGCTGCAAGCGGGTGAGCTCTACGGGTGGCGACTCAATGGGGTGCTCGGTGGCTACGGAAATCCCGTGAGCGCTGAAGCCATTGGCGTGGGCTATGGCGATGGGCGCTACGGCAGTGGTGTGCTGGTCAAGGACACGACCAAGATGTCCTGGGGGGTGAGTATTCCGGGTGTCTTTCATGTGAGCTTCTGGTTCATCCCGAACCAGATCACCACATCGGTCATCTGGACTGCGACAGGGGGAGGTGTAGGTACAGGGGTGAGCCTCCTCGTCGGCTATGACTCGGTGGCAGGAACCTTCTTTCTGGAGGACCAGCTCTTTAACCGGGTGGTTGTGGCTTACCCCGTGAACGTGGCTGATCGCATCTGCATCGGTGTGTGCCAGACAGCAACAGAGCGCAGGCTTTTCATCGGAAAGATGGGAGGCGAGGTCCAAAGCGCAAGCCAACCTCTGGCACCGACAGCGGGGTATTCGACCCTCAAGCTGTACTGACAAATCAATCAACCTAAGCAAAGGCGTTGCACCCATTGGGTCAGCGCCTATTTTTTTGGAGAAATCCCATGATGGATGAAGGCATGCAAATCAAGGGCTCGCTCACGCTGGTGCTGGCCAAGCCCAGTGGCGAGGTCGAGGTGGTCCACAAAGACAACATCATCGTCAACGGCGGCTTTGACTTCGTGGCCGATGCGATTGGCAACTCTGGCAGCCGACCCGGGGTGATG